CGCGTACCAGCCCCAGTCTTTCAGCATGCGTACGATCATTTATTTTCCTCGCTCTTTTTGCCGTGATCCTTCGAGCCCCACGCTTCTGGAGGACGGCCGCCGTCTGCCCAGTAATCGCAGGGATATTGATAGATGCCCTCAAGACGCTGGTCGGGCCACGTGAACACCAGTTCCGCGTGGCCTATTGCGACCTGCGGACAAATCGCAATGACGAAGCCCGCCTGGCGAAACATGTGCCAGAAATTGATGTCGGCATCCACGCGATCGTCGCCCCAGTCGCCATCTTTTCCGGGCAGTCCGACGAACCACGGCTTTGGCATCTTGCGGAGCGATGAGCAGCGGAAAATCGTCAGTCCAAAATGAGCGGTCGCCACGGGTTGCGACGGAGCGTCAAACCACGACGTTGGCAGCGTGACACGATGGGCGTGCGGCACCCCGGGGACAGAGTGGGCGTTCTCAAGCTCCGCCTCAAGTGGCTTGAACATGAGCATCTTGTCATTTCGCTTGACCTGTAGGGGTGCAATTGCGTCGACCCCGGAGACGAGCATGGCAGACATGAGCCGAGTGAAGCACTCCGGCTCAAACACGCTGTCGTAATCAACAGTGACCAGAAAATCGTTGCCGCTTTCGACGCTCGACACCTCAGTGAGGAGAGCCGACATGGTCTGATCCCAAAACGCGCCGGTGCCCTTGTGCATCTTCACCCCGTGCGGTGCAAATGCATCGTACGCGGTAGTCGCGTTGTCTTGAAATCCAAGCCTCGGGACAGAGTAGCACGCAGCTACCTTGATATCGTGTTGGACATTTCCAATTAGCAGCTTCATCCAAGCCTCCAAAATGAGAACGGCTTGGGCGTCCATGCCCGCAAAAACCATCCGTGGCGTGACTAACTATCAGCCGCTGACGAAATTGTTCACCCCGGCGGTAGCCGCAGTGGTGGGCATGTCCTGACTCTTCGATAGGCGAGCGATCGAACAGACGCTCGATACGCTGCCAGGACTAGCGACTACGGTGATGTACCGACCCTTGCCACGCAGATCGACGTTGAATCTCGCCGAACCACCGAGTCCGCCGACGGCGAACCCAGCACCAGCGGTGACGGAGAGACCTGCGATGTCCGCCTGCCCGGAGCCAGACGTGTTTGACTGCTGGAGTTTCAGGACTGGCGCGTAGTTAGCTACGGCCGCCGTAAACGCCGAGAACGCGACGTCGATGCTGGCGTGCGAGTGACCGATCGTATCGATCTCGTGCGAGTGCGTAGCCCCAACAGCCACGGCGACGCCGATCTTGGCAACAGTCTTCGAGCCTTCGAGATGATTCACGGGATACTCCTAGAGAGAGAGGGATCAAGCAGCAAATAGTTTCAACGCGACCAGTGGACCTGCGGCGGTGTTTGAACCGCAGTCGTGGGTCACGCAGTCGAATCTCGTGGACGCCACGAGGAGCGTCTGATCTAGTTCCGCGTATCGATCCACGGACGTGCGTAGCTGCAAGCCACGACGCTGTGCGTACACGCACGCGAGAGTGAGATCACCGAGCAGGAACTTCACGGTGCCGGGGTCAGTCCCCAGCGTGTTGTTCATCGTGTGCACAAAATTGACGGGGTAGCCGAGCAGACGCAGTTCTGGAGCGGTCGTCAGAGTCGCTTGAGTGTTACCGCCCGACAGGCCGACGCTGCTGGACAGGCCAAGACGCTGCACCGTCGCAGAGTACACGCTCGGCGAGCAGTACCACTGTGCATTAGACCGTGCATAGAGAGGCAGCCGACCGGCAGTCGAGACGAGGTCTCCGATCGTGATCGTTTCCGCACTGGAAACGCCGGAAGCGGTTGTGTACACAGACGCGTTGTGCGTGCCGTCAATAATTTTGACAGCAGCACCGATGATTCCGCCGTCAGTGCCAGAGCCTGTTCCGACGAATCCCACCCGGTCGATCAGGAGGGCGATGGCCCGTGCCGTTTCGGTCGTGATGTACGAGGCTAGGTTATAGACGCTGTCCTCAAGGATTTCCGACGCCATGCGATTGCTGACAGCAATTTTTTTGGCGATTAATTGGACGCGGTCCCACGATGCATCCGAGTCGGTGACGGCTGAGTTCTCTCCAACGAAGTACGCCTGAAGGCCACCAACCCGACGCGGGATGATGAGAGTGTCGGATTGCATCTGGACGTTTCGGGCGTTTGCCGGGAACGAGCCGTACTGCTCGACAAGAACGATGATCTCATTGAGCACCTCCTCATTGACCAATGCTCCGCCTGATGCGTTGGAGATTTCACCCTGTGCACGAGACTCGGTCGGCATGCCGTGGTCGTTGCACCAGCGGGCGGCGTTGTTGTCGCCGAACAGTGTGGCACGATAATATTGGCCCACTCGATAGGCCCGTTCCTCGGAATTTGGGCCAACAAATCCGCGTACGCGGCCGGCAGCGGTCGCTGGGATGCTGTGTGTCACGGTGCGGGCCTCTTTCGTTTCTGGGCTCGAGTACGAGCGTGATGTGGACTTGTCGAGGACGGTGCGGAGCTCGAGTTCCTTGGCCGTAACGGCCTCGTAAAACTTGACTCGCTCGCGAATTTTTTCAGCACGCTCACACAGGCAGCGGAGCTTTTTGTCTTTTTCAACTTGGGCGGCCTCATCGGCGGCTTGCTGACCTTCCGCGTCTGCGGCCAAGCCCTCTGCGGAATCCTCGGGGGGGTCAGATGCATCGAGTTCGCCAACGTCGTCGCCCATCGCGCCCATCTCTGCCAACACAGCGGCGAGTTCGTCGAGCAATGCCTTGACCTTGTTAGACGATTCCATTTTTTGTCTCTTTTCGTGCGTGAGGGAAACTATCCCGCGGATGCTGGTATCCGTACAACTAGCGGGCACACGATCAAGGTAGACAAAGGAAAAGCCGGTCCTAAGTTGGTTTTGTTGTACGGTACAAACAGTGGCACTAGGCCCGTTTGCTATCTCGATTCGTGCGTCGCCAGACAATCTCTGACGACACAAGGCTCTTCCGCGATGCGCCGCATACTCGGCATTCCAGATAGCGTATCTGCGTGTTACCGCAGGACCGCGATGATCGGACTCGCATGCGTCCTTGACACTGTTGGCACGCACACGTCCTGGTAAGCTCCACAGTCACTCCTACTTCTTTTCGCGGGCTCCCGCAAACTCCTTCAGCGATGCGATCCTGCCAGACAACTGACTCGCCGGTCTCTTCGCCAGAAACTGCGTGTGGCTACGCTTCGCGATGGCACAGGACGCAGAATCGTACGCCGGAAAGGTCACGGGTCCGCAGTCTACGATTGACTTGACCTTCAGCACCGTGCGAATCGACTGGCCCCCTTCGTACGTCCACTTTTCACCTCCGTCGGAGGACACAACGAACGAAAAGCTGCTGCCACGCAAGTCTCCGCGACGAATGCTCTCAGCACAGTCGCGAGCGTAGGAACTGTCCGGCAGCAGAATCTCGTATCGCAGCCCCTTCTCATCGACAGACAGGTTCATCGTGCCGGGGTATCGGCCGAGCAGAAAGTTCGGGTCGTGATTGAATAGCCCGCGAGTCTCGATCGGCTTGCCAGCCTCGTCTTTACCCGTCTTCAGGATGTCAAACGCTGTGGGTGATATTCGCTCAATAAAATCCCCCAGCAGGACGGAGTTCTGATTGAACGTGGCAGCATATCCGACTATGTACGTTCTTTTCTCTCCGGATGAGTCGTCCGCACGCTCCTCGACGGCAAGCAACCCAGCGTCCGCCGCCTCTGTCGTGTCAAACTGACCCACGTACCGCCGCTCAATATTGTCCATCGTTTTGCAATCCTTTGCAGCTTTCATATCCGTACTAATAGTAATAAAGAATATCATCACCAGACATTGGGAGGGTTCTCAATTTTCTTGCGGACGCCCTCGCGGATAAATTCCGCTAGCTCTGGATGCTTTTCCATGTACTCCGCGTCTTTTTTATCGTTGTCGACCATAATCTGGTACCACTCTCGATCCATCTTTTCCCGCTCCGCTTGACTGAGTGGTGGGTACTTTTCAAAAAGAAACACGGGGCCCGTGTAGGGCTCTAGGAAAACGGGCGTGTCCCCGGGTACGTCGCTTACAGCGTGTTCGAGGGCCGCCTCGTACTCACGTTGGTATTTCTCTTCAGCCTCGTCCATATTTCCACTTTTCCATTAA